GTCGGCCCTCACAGTCATGTTTTGTTGAAACACGGTGACGTACTGGACGTTGGGAGTCGCCACGGTGCCGTAGTTGATCCCGATCTCGCAGGTCAGCGGATGCGTGACCTCATAGTCTCCACGCAATGCAGCCAGCATGCCCTGGGTGTTGAGATCCAGATCAAAGGTGACGTCGCCCTGTGGCGAGATAGGCACAGCCACCGTGAGCAGGCTCTGTGTTGCCCCGCTCATGGCTCCGGCAAACTCAATGTCGGCGGTGTAGTTTTGCGGGTTGGTAACTAGGAATGTCTCCCCTGCCCCAACGGTCACGCAGCCCTGCATGAGGGCGGCCTCAATCTCGGTCGATCCGTCCTCCTTACTCAGCAAGGCAGTGCGAGCTGTCCCGCGATAGATCTGGTAGGTGGTATCAAACGCTGGCGGGATGTAGAGCCGCTGAACTTCGTTCACATACACGCCAGTGGTGCTGTCGCTGTAGCCAGTAACGACGCGAGTAATTGTGGGAGCGGGCGGAACGATCAGCCCGAATGCGCTGGTATAAGCCAGCGGTGACTGCATCGGCCGCAGCTCTTGGTACAAAGTGTTGTTGGCGGAATAGCTGGTTACCCGGACAAAGCTCTCCGGAGTGAGATTATTTTCAACGATGGTGATGCCGCTAGTGGTCGTCCAGTTGGCTGTCCTGCCAACGATGTAGGATCCTTGATCCTCTGTGACGCTCCAGCCGGTAGCGGCCGAGATGCTGTTGAGGATGGCGGCCACGCTGGCAGCGGTAGATCCCAGGGTGATGGCGCTGGAGGTGACGGCGTTCACCCGCACTTTGAACGTGCCGGCCGTAGGCGCCACATCCACCGGCCCATAGCTAAGGCGGGCGGAGTAGATGGAAGGGGCGGTGACGGTGGTGGTGTTGTTCGACGTTTCCGTCAATCGCACTGCCAGAGTAAAGGTATCGCCCTGCACGACGGTGGGCAGGGTGATGGAACCAGGCTCAATCGTGTAGCTGGCCGTTTTCTGGGAAATGTTACCGTAAAGGAGTGTGGCCATGGTTACTTGGCGGGTGGCGTGTCAATCCCTGTCTCCTGCTCTATAAAGCCCTTAAAGAAGGCGGGATCAAACTGCACGGCTGCGGCGATGGGATACCACGGCCCGGGCTCAGTTAGCTGGACGACGCCCAGCTTTCGCAGCCTTCGGTTTTGCTCAATGATCTTTTTGCGGCGCTCGGCTGTTTTGTCCAGGCTCATACGGCGTAGAACTTTCCCGCTAGGTTGCGTTGCTGGTAGAAGTCCAAGGCCGCTTGGGCGAAGAAGTTATTTTCGGCCAAGATGTAGTCAATGATTGGCTGGGCTACCCCACCCGCCAAGGGTACGACCAGGCTTAAGGGTACAAATTCATCACGCCTCTCAATCTGTTGAGTAGCGTGCACTAGATTGTGATGACAGTTGTATTTAATAAAGGGCTGCCATGAGGCAAGATTGGTGGGATCCAGCAAGGGCAGGACGGGCGACAAAAGATAGACGGTGCTCAAGTGCAGTTGATCGGCGGAACTGTCTGCAAAGCGCTGAAAGAATAGATCCGAAAAGTTCGTGGTTACAGTAGGCGCCACATACTTAGGCAGGGCAGTCACGAATGGATCGCGATCTGTGGGGGATAGGAATCCGGGGTTAATGCTGACCAGGGTGGTATTGATGGATGCGGCCGAGATGGAAATGGAGTTGGTGAGAGAAACGCGGGGCTGATTCAGGATTACATCGCAAGCCAGCAAGAGGCGCTTCGTTTCCGCCTTTTCAGCCAGTAGGTTTTTATTGGCGTCGGATACGCCCAGCCTCTTAAAGAAGTCTGGCACTTTCTCAAACACGCCCGTCACGTTCCCACTGCCGGCATCGCCCGATATGGACTCCGGATCCGCATCGGATCCGATCTTGCGAAATGACAGCTTTACGGCGGCTCGTTCATCCAGATAGACGGCTACGCGATCCGTGCCTTTGACTGGCGGCTTCTGGTTTTTTATATTAGCCAGGCGGATGCGTTCCTGAGCCTCCGGGGGTGCATCGGAAAACTGCATGGTGATTTTTGCGGGGAATCCGTTGACCAGCCCTGGCGACAAGGAAGCACGCCAGTAGGAAAGTTTGGTAACCGGATCGGTATAATGCTGTGCCTGAATCTGCCAGGGATGTGGCCGACTCCCGGCCGCAGTGTAATCGAACTTAACCGGCAGATACTGCTCCACCTTTTGCAGCAGCTTTTTCCAGAGCTGAGAGGTGTACTTCACGCAGGCCAGTAGATGACGCGGTGCGAGCCGTTATGAACATAAGCCCGCACTTGCAGATGATGAGTGACAAACTGCACCAGTTTATTGGCACGTAGGTAGGCCAGGGGGATCAGGCCGGTGGTGGTTTTATCTTTGGCGGCGTAGTTTGCGCTGCCGGTGCGTGGAATTTCTGCAGGCTTCTTCCATACGATCTCGCTGGATTTGAGCCTGTAGGCTTCATCAAATACAACTTGTGCACAGATCATGATTGGCCGTTCTTGAGGAAGTTTTGCTGGCGGGGCTGGAATGCCGTCGGGATCGACGATGTCTTGCAGTGCGCCGGAGCTGGGCTTGATCTGTGGCAGCTTGCCGTTGATGTAGCCTTCCCCAACGCTAAAGAATTTGTCACCGTTAAATCGGACTTGAAGAGGGGTAAAGATTGACGGCGGCTGTTCCACCATGGAAACAAGCGAGCCGTTAGGAGTAGTGTTAATCAGGACGCGATCGTCCACGGAAATAAGGCGCTGGCTATCGATCCACGCGACCAGCTTTTTGAACTTAGGCAGGATCTTGTCGCCTTTATCCGCCTTCAGCTCGTCGGGGATCATGTGGCCCCTGGTACAGTTCCCTTTTCGTACAATCCTTGAGCAATACCCTTTCGATCCAGCAACACATACTCTTGCACCACTTGCCACGCCTCACCCTGCCTGCTGACGGCCGGAGCTTGCATCATCCATTTTGGAGGTATCTCTTTTCCATCCTTATCTTTTTCGCCCTTTGGGATGGGGATGCCTGCTGGCAATTTATCTACCACCCGGCCTGCGGTATCCCAGATGTTGGGATTTACATTTTTAGTAAAGTAAGTGTGGCGCAAGGTCAGCGTAATCTCTTTGTAATTCCTAACTCCAAACATAGGATTAGGGACAGGATTGCCAGAGCCTAGCCCCCCGCCTGAGTTTGGAATGTAAGTAGGCGGCCACCCGACATGTAATCCATCTGGAGTATAGTACCCGCCAAAATCGACTGACAGTTGATCAATGCGAGGGTGTTTCTCGATTGGCTTGCTTTCAAATGAGCAAAACATTTCAAACGTGCCCTTGACTCCAGCCTGTAGCCAGACGACTCCGCCGGCATCGCTGGCCGAGCCATCCGTCATGGCTTCGTAAGTAACGGACTGCTCGTAGGCGGTGTCGTTTATCTTAGTATAGCTAATGTTGGTCGCCTGGTATCCGTCTATTTTTGGAGCGGTTTGCAGCTGTGCTTTATCTGTAACAAAGTATTTCTTGTTGATGGTGGTCTTGCCGGTGGCTTGAAAGCTGCCGCCACCGCCCAGCATCTCAATGCCGGTGTTTTGCACGGATCCGCTACCCCCGCCACTGCCGCTGCTGCCCCTAGCCATCAGCTAAACACCCCGGCGTTGGCGATGAGCTTGTCCAGCTTCTCTAGCACGCCTTGCAGATTGGGTGGGTTTTCTAGTCTCACAGGTTGCGTACGTTGTGCCTCCGTGCTGGATGGGATGTCACGTAGTTGTTGCTGTAAATCAAGTAAAGGCTGAAATACCGAGGCATTTAGTGACTTTCCAAAAATGCCTTCAGCCATCTTTTTATCCACTTGCCCAGATATATCAAAGAACCCTCTCTGACTTGCGGCTGTTTCTTTTGCGGCCTGCAGCTCTAGCGCTTGTCGTTTTTCTAAGTCAGCCGAACTGGGCAAGATCCCGACAATGGATTCTGTCGCCATCCTTGCGCGTTTTGCCGAATCATCACCAAATCCTCTATCCCTTAAAAGACTTTCCTTTGCAGATTGTAATTCAAGAGCCAGTTGCTGTGCGGCAGTTACATCTTCAATCGTTCCAGAGGTGCGCGCCCTATCTGCCGCGGCTCTAGCCCTATCCTCAATCAACCGCATCTCGGCCCCTGGGCCTGCTCTCTTTGCTTCTAATTCTTGAAGCGTGGGAATCAGCTCTGCCCGTTTCTGAAGTAAATCCCGCTTTTCTTTTTCAGCCTGTTTAAAGTCGGCTAGGTCTTGTTTGCGCCTATCTTCTTCACTGTCTGCCAGCATTTGATATGCTTTATCGATGGCCGCAATCTCAGCGTCGATCTGTTTTACTTTTTGTCTTACGGCATTTACATCTTGCCGATCCAGCTCGGCTTGGTCTACGACGGCTTTCTGTTGCCCAGCTCTGTCGGATCTTTCTTTTGCTATAATCTGTTTTAGCTTTTTCTCTCTTTCAATAATTCTTTTTTCTATGTTGTCGTAGTCTCCAAACGGAGTGAACGCATCGACTGAGAATTGAATTGGGTTTTCCTTAATATCTGTTGCAAGTTTTAAAAAACCAGCAGCAACCTGTGCAGTTACTGTTGCCGCGGTGTTTTGAAATTGCCGCAACTCAACGTTTATCGCGTCTAGGCTGGAGACGGTGGCGTCTGACATGACAACGCTGGCTTCGCCAAGTTTAGTGTACTCCTCAGTCGACATCCTTAGTATTGGCAAGAACCTTTGAAAGTCTTTAGCCAGCAACTCATTCGTAACTTTGAGCTCATCGTTGGCCAAGGCGCCGCTGCTAACAGCTTCTCTTAACTTGTTAAATAACTGCTCCGGAGAAAGGCTGACAAGCTGTTGCCCTGTGACGCCTATCTTTTCAAATGTTTTAGCAAGCTCTTTGTTTCCACCTGCTGCCTCTTGCGCTGCTTTTCCAATCTTGCCAAGTTTGCTGCCAATCTCCTCAATCGAAAGATTTGCCGTCACGCCTACAGCGACTAATCGCTGAATGCTTTCCGCGCTTACGTTAAAAGCATCGGATACGTCTTGCAGTTGCCCAGCTTTTGATAGGATGCCATCGATTCCGGCCACTAGCCCTGCTAATCCTCCTCCAAATCCAACAAGTCCTAGCATCGACTTGCCAAAAGATGATATGTCTTTCTCAAGGCCGCGCAGGCCGGTCATGGCTGCGGCTTTGTTCAGCACCACATCGATCGCTAGTTTTGCCATGGTAGTTTTAGAATCCGGCGGCTTTTAGATCAGCCTCATAAGCGTAATCCAACGCCCGCCGCATCTTTTCTGCCTGTATGTCAATAGCCTGCTGGGCTTGCTGATCTGACAGACAATTACTCACCCAGGGGACATGATTGATCATGTTGATTCTTCCTACAATAAAGTCGTCAGCTTGATCAATTACCGTGCCGGACGCACGTTTCCCGGCGTGGCGTTTTACCCATGCAGGCACGGCCTGCTGCTGAACGCCTGGCACGTTTGTTTCCATCCTACCCTTCGTGCCTCCTAACTGCATGGCGCAAGCGGCCCAGCCACCTTTTGCTATGCCTACCTTTTTCTGAACTTCTTTCACGTAAGCCTTAAGTTTTGTTTTTTCATCTGTGATCAATAACGGTTCCTGCCTCTTTGCCATCCGAGGTCTTTTCGGAATTGGTTTGAGAGCTTGCTTGTGAAAGTTGCCGCTCATATTGCCGACTTGGGCTTGCAATAGTCCTGTTACGCGTAGGCGAATTAAAAGGTTTTTTGCGAGATCGAAGTCACCTTTCTTAATCATGGCATAGAAAGCGCGACCTGCTCCGATCGCCTGCTTCTCAATTTGTTGATACACATCGGCAGGCGTGCGTATCACTTTCCTAATATCGCTTGCCACCGTGCCTTCGCCTTGTGACTTGGCGCTTTCTTGCTGGCCGCCGACCGCCTTAGATCCCCCGAATGGCTGGGTCTGAAACGCAAGGTTAACCGCCATAAGTCTTGCCTGTGCTCTAAGCACTTGTGCTGGCGTCTTTGTTTTGTAAAAACGCAGCAGGGCTTGTTGAAGCTCGCGATCGTCTACTGTGATTTTTTCAATCACTTGCCTGCCCTCCTGGCGCGAACGGTCTCAATCGCCACCAGCTCGCCCTCACTCAATAGATCCACAGTGCTACCGTTCTGCATGGCGAACGCCACGTGATACCAGTACGCCTGCCCGATGGGCATGTTCCAGACCTTTGCCTCATCCCACCCGGTTGCCCCGCATACGCCGGACACAATGGCCAGCGACCACGGCAGGCCCGTAGCCTCCCGGCCGCTGCTTTGTTTCTTCTCTGGCTGCCATAGTTGCGGTAACGCATTGAAGTCGTCCAGATAGGCGCGGAACTTAGCCGTCTCGATTAAAAAGTCGCACCGCCAGCTTTTGATCCAATCCAGCCACAGACGGCGATCTGAGAGATCTGGCAGAATAGGAAACGGCGTCCGGCAAATGTTCACGGCTAGGCGCAGATCTCTGGCCGATGGGAACGAGCCTCCGATGAAGTAGGGCGATTGAGCGACCTCCAGATTAAACATGTGCCACAAGGAAAGTGGCAGGAGTGGCAAGCCCAGGACGCGATGATCCTGACGATTTAAAAATGATTCGGCAAAGTGGCGATTCATCGCCGTCTTACCGATTACGAGGCAAGCGTGCTGTTGGGATTGTAGACGCCAGTGACGCTGACCTTCACCACATCACCAACGGTCTTGGTGTAAGACTCGCCGGTCTTAACATAGCTATTAGAATCAATGGTGAAGGTAGCCGGAACGGAAGCGCCAGAACTGATACCCTCGATCGACACGTTGTAGCGAGGATTGTAGTACGTGGTGACTGTGGGAGCAGTGTTAGCTGTGCCGGGATCAATAACGATCTCCGTCAGCTCACCCGTGATGCTCATAGAAATAAATTCCTCAATCCCAGTAATGCTCGTTACACCCGTAAATCCTTTGTATGGCATATTGTTATATCCTTAGGCGATCGTGCTGAACGTCACGGCGGTGTTGGTTAGTCTGGCAAAATCCGTATTGGATAGGCGCAACTCTTGACGGAAAGCTGTGGGGCCAGAGACGCTAGGGTGAGCAAAGGAATTAGGCAGCGTTTCGGTAACAGTTTCCACTCTCTTGTACTTCTTAAAATGTTTAACCACGGTGCCGTCTGTTCCCGTGATGTAGACGTACTCGTCCGTGTTGCTGATGTTCTGGGAAATTCCAGCCGTCACTCCGTATGTCATGGCCATATTGTTTTTTCCTTACGTGTCAACTAGGCGTGACAAAGGCGGTGTATTTTACCGAATCTTCCATCACCTTGTCGTTGCTGCCGGTGCTTTCTTCGCCAAGATAGCCGCCCATCAGAGTGGCGCCAGCTATGGTGGTCACGGCCGTCAGCTTGGTATTCAACCAGTCAAAGTTCGTCCTGTGAGCTGTCACGGTGCTGGCCACCTCAAGAGGCGTCATAATGGAACAGGTAAAAGTCACCTTGCGGGTGGTGGCCAAGGATCCTTCCACCACTGGAACGCTAGACTCTGCGTGAACGATGCAGGCGGGGAGCTGTAGATCCGCAATCCTGTGCCCGGCCTGAACGTATAGGCCGGCTGGCTTACTGGCGGTGGATAGGTAGGCGGCCAGACCGTCCTCCGCTGCAAGTCTCAAGCTCATCGCACATCCTCTGGATCTGCCAGGATGAGCGTGGTCACGCCCTGGTCGGATTGTACGCCGGTAAGTCTCTTGGGTGATCCACCCACGGTCACGATGGTCATCAGCGCGGGCAGGCTGACGGCGGCCGTCAAGCACACGAACTCCGCATTCTGTGGATTTACGAATCCGCCCATGCCCAGCTCTGCGGTTTGTTCGCCAGGTGTGTAGACGCCACGGACGGCAAGGCCGGAGATGGTGGCGGTGGTGGGCAAGGCGGAAATCATATCAGCCACGCCGGTGGTCATGAGGGTTTGGAGTTCGGTCACGGTTAAAAGCCCGTTGTCAAAGTTGCTTTTGCGGGAAGTTTTTTGGCGTAGACGATAAACACGTCGGGGCAGTCGCCCTGCTGATCGATGCGATAGATGGTCATGCACTGCCTACTTATCCAGTCGCATATCTTGCGATGGGTGGCGTCACCGTGCGTTTCAATAGCCACCGCCTGAAGGCTGGGTAGTAAAGTTTCTATGGCGGCCAAATTTTCCTCGGCTCCCTCAATATCGCTTTTTATATGTGTAATGGAATGCGCGGTGATCCAGTCACAGATCTGTGCTGGGCTGGCGATTGATTGTTGTAAAAAGTGATCGCCTAGTTCTTTAGTAAGCAGCGCGATGTCGGACTCGTTTTGATCGATGCCAAGGTAAAACGCAGGATCCTGTCCAAGGTAAAAATACGGCGTTCCTAGGCGATCTGCCCGCAGCGGCTCGTCCCAAAAAGCACAGCCCAGATCTAGGACTCTGCTCTGATTGTCCACGGGCATGTGCGCCCAGTGGATTGACGGGTTCTCGTCGCATACCCTGCCCCGCTCTATTTTAATATCCATCGTGTTCTCTTTTCTTGTGCTGTGGCCACGCGGGTGGCGTGTTGATGTTCCTGGTGAAACTCTGGCCCTGGACAAAACGTGCCACCCTCTGCGCCTATGTTCTGGATCCGGCTGACCTGCGGGAATAGTTCACCCATCCCCGTCCGTTCACGCACGCGCTGAACGGATCCGTCCCAGAAATTGCAATCCCATGCGGGAACAAGATGCTTTTCAAATCGATTGCGCCAGGTGGCCCAGCCCCAAGGGGTGAACCAGTTTCTGAATCCGCTGGCGTCGTTTTCCGCATCTCCGCCGTGTTGATTGTAGCCAGATACCGTTAGCACTTTTGGGCCAGCGTTCTGCCCTGCCCACTCGAACCAGCGCAGGCAGTCCGGGCTGGGAACGGTATCGTCCTCAAGGTGAATGTGATAATCCGATTTTCTAAATCCGTACTTCATCGCGTACTGAATGGCGGATCCACAGCCCATGTGATGATCTGGAATGTGCACGCCGATGCCGTGTCCCTTGGCGATCTCGGAAAGCTCTGCCGTTTTGTCCGACGGATCCAGAATGGCGGTGATCTCGTACTCGCCCACGCCGTCACACCATGCCAATGCTTTTAACACCTGGGCAAAGTATGTGAGCCGATTGTAGCCCGAGATGGTGAGCGTCTTATCCATTGGCCTTAAGCAAGGCGTAGGCCGCCAGATTGCCGCCAGTGCCTTTGTTATTTTGCAAGGCGTCAGCGCCCAGCCCCTCCGGCCTAATCTTTAAGGCATTGGATCGGTTTAGTTCAGGCGTGTTGCAGACGAGCGTAGTTGTTCCGGCCTTCCGCAGCTCCGTGCTCATCATGTAGTCGTCAGCTAAGAACTTGGCACGAGCCACGGGACTCAAGCTGGCGAACTCGCTGGCCGGGATGGCTGGCCATAGATCGGCTTTCGGCATGTCCGAACGACGACACATCACGCCGCCAAATCCTTCCAAAATCTCGGCATGGCCACCGTGATCTGGCGCAATGGCGTAGCCCGTAGCGCCTGTCATAAAAAATCCGCAGACGCCTAACGCCGTTTTGGGTCTGGTATCTAATTCTTCGGCGAGGGTTTGCAAAAGCAGTGGGCTGTACAGGATGTCGTCATCCAGCCAGCAAATCTTGTCGTCGGGATCCCCGCCTACTTCCAGCGGGCCGATAAACTTAGTGGCCGGGCCGTAGTCCTTGGTGCGGTGAATTTGCAATTTACCAGCATCAGCCAGCGCCTGTAGCTCTTTTGGAATATCCCCAAACCGTTCTCCTGTGCGTGCCAGCTTCTCGGGTACGGACAGGATGATCTGATCCGCTGGGCGGGATTGCGCCAGTAGGCTCTGGATCGTGGGCAAAATCTTGCCGATGCGGGTAGGCGTAGTGGTTAGCCCGACGATGACGTTGCCAGTTTGATCGACAGGATCCGGCAGGCGTGTGGCCCCGGCTGGCAGTGTGCCCTGTGCCAAAAGATCCATATCCCAACGCAAAGTCGGGACAACCACGTCTTTGCCGCACTTCACAAACAGCAGGATCCTGCCCAGAGTTTTGCTGATGGCATCCTCAACGCTCGCGCAGATGTTCAACCGTTTGGCGAATTTATCCTCGCCAGGGTTAGTGATGAAGAGATGTTGGAGGCCAGCGGGCTGATCGGAGGTGTCCATCATCAGCTTTGAGGTGCGCACGACGTCGGCCAGCTCGCCTTGATAGATAATGGTGATCTGTCCCCAGGCTGCGCGAAACGCTTCTTTTAGGCATCGATCTGCGTCGGCTGTTTGACCGACTACCCGGAGCGATTGTTCCAGCAAGAAGTTTGGCATGTGGCCGTACCATTTGGCGTCCAAGTTCCACACGACTCCGGCCGGTGGCGTAAGGGTCATGATCATCTGGAGCACGCGCACTGCCTCGTGGTAGTTGCCGTCGTCCATCAGTTGCGTCGCGTAGTGGCCGTAAGCCTCGCGCCGGGTGGGCTGGATCATGACCGCCTCGCCCAGATATTTCCTGCGTTTTGCGGGATCGGCACACATGACCCCGGCCATGCACAGGAGCTGGTAGCGTTCGGTGATGCCTAGATCGGGATGTTCCAAGGCAAGAAGCACCGGGCCGATGGCCGCCTGGTAATCGTTGCGCAGAAACGACTCCATGCCGATGTAGTACCAGTTCATGCCGGCGCCTTCTAAGATGCTGTTCAGGATCCGCTTGTTCCTGTCGCTGGAGTTTTTCTTGCAGTTGTTGGGTGCGTGAACGATGACGAGGCCGTCGGCCAATCCGACTTCCATGTTTGGGATAGGCTTGACCCGTTCGTGGATGGATCGCTCCCACACGGCCGGCAGGAATCCGTCAGGCTGCCGGCGGAAAATGCGTTCCCGGCGATTGTGACGCATGCCGCTGTTTTGGACGTCGTACCGGGTGACGAGGATGTCCCAGCCTTTGTCGGCCTTTTCGCGTTCCTCAATAACTTGTCGGTGGATCTTGGCCTGATCGCCGTCGAACAAGTCATCGCAATCCGCCCAGATGACGTACTTCCCTTTAGCCAAGTTAAAAGCCTGATTACGGGCGGCGGCAAAATTATCGATATGAGGCCAATCCCGGTGTTCGGGGCTGTTATGGTATTCCCCCCAGACTAAAGCCTCGCCAGCGGCCTCCTGAGCGCATTGGCGCACATTGTGCGCCTCATTTTGGCCGACTGCCGCCACCACGACGACCTCGTCCCAGAGGCCACGGGCGGAATGGATCAGGCGTTTAAGGATGTCGCCCTCGTTGGGGCCTACGATTAAAGCAAGAGACACAAGGGGGTTATTCATATTTTTAGAGTGGGAAAGCCCGGACGCACCCCCCGATGCGTCCGGGCAACCCGGATGATTCTGTAACTTACACGATCCTAACGAGCGAACCGGCCGATCCCTTTGCCGCACCATAGATGAGGCAGTAGGTGCGCTGGACGCTGCCGGTCACGAGCGAGTAGCTCTCGCGAACCTGGAGCGACAGACCGCTCTTGGCTTCCGTCACGTTGGCAACGGTGCCGCTGAACTCAACATTCGGGATCTCGGGCAGACGAGCCGCCACGATGATCGCTTCCTGTTGGGCCATGAATCCTTTCGACACCGCCGAGGGTAGCGAAGGATAATTATAGATGCTTACGCCGTGAACTTCGCCGAGGCTGGCGCCGCCGACTAGGTCGGTAGAGCGCTGACCGTTTGCAACAACCACGGAATCTTTAGAAAGATTGGCGTAGTTGGTAGGGCTGAGAACGGCGAACCGTCCACCCATAGGAGCCTTTGCGCTGTTGAGTTGAGCCGCGATGTCGACGATGGAACCAAAGGTCACTGCACCGGCCGCGATGGTGGCGGTCGTGGTGTAGTTGCTGTTGGTGACCAACGCAAGAACGGTATCCACCATGCTCTTTCCGAGAGCGTGGGCCGCTTGCGCTGCAAAGCGCTCGACCAAGTTGATGGAGGAGCTGGTGCGCTCGTCATCATTCAAAGCGTACGAGACGTGTTTGAAGTTGGAGAGCGTCACCACGACATCCGTCTGGGTTGCGTCGCCAGCAACGTATCCGGCCGTGCTGGAATAATCCGAGGCAGACTGGATCGAGACGGTGTGGGTTACGATCGCGTCACCCTTGCGGGCGGTAGCGTCCGAGAAATCGGAAACGCCAGAACCGATCCATGAGTAGTTTTCAACCAGCAATTCGAGAGCGCGTTGCGCTACGACTTTGCCGTTGCTCGTTGTTGCGAGACTATTTGCCATATTTCTATCCTTCTTTCTTTGTTATCGTGCGAGCTTGATTTGGTTGAAAATCTCCGCCGCACGACGGGGATCTTTTTCCGCGTTAAACTTCGCGAGAAGTTCATTACGGGAAAGGGGTTTGGATTCGCTGATCTCAACGGGCTGGGTGCCTTTGCTGGCTTCCAGCTCGACAGTGAGGCGAGCGAGCTTTGTTTCGAGAGCGACGATCTTGTCGTTAGATTCTAGATCAGCCTTGGCTTCAGGAGCGGCTTCGACTGCTGGAGCTTTTTCTGCCACGGGTGCTTCGGCTACTGCGGGCGCTTCCTCGACCACGGCCTCAAACTTGGCAGCAAATTTGCCGACGAGTTCGTCGATGCGGGCGGAGAGAGCGGCGATGGCCTGCTCGGCATTAAACGCCGGGGCCGCCGGTGCTTCGGGCGCGGCTTCGATAACCGGCGCTGATTCTTTTACGGTTGTGTCCATATTAAGCGACTTGCGTGTGTCAACCCGTGCAGAATAAACGCCTGTGGGGTTGGCCGCTGGAGTGGTTACAAGATCGACCGAGTAAAGCGTGCTGACGTCAGCCAGTTGCGTGCCGTCCTCTGCCATCCTGGGCACGCCACTGAAGCTGATGGAGAATCCGATCTGCCCAGGGAGCGTGCCGATCAGTTCGCTGAAATAGGCAAAGCCTTCATGGCTTTCAAACAAGGTGAGATCCGCCCGGACGCGGCCGCCGTCTAAGGTAAAGTTTTCTAGGTATCCGATGATGTTGGAAACGCTAGAGCTGTGGTCAGAGAGTACCTTTACCTGACCCAGATCGTTACCAGCCTGAACAACTTGTTCCAGTGTGTTTGCGTCGATGACCATCCCGTGACCCAAGGCAGGGCCAGCGGTGATGACGGAAATTCCACGAAACAGTTTTTGAGCCATGCTCGCGCATGGCGTGTCAAATTACTCCTGCGGAGGTGACAAAACTACTTTTTAGGATCCCGCAAGGACTCGTCTAGAAGGTGCTCTAATTTCGTAGCCTCCTCGTCCATCATGTAAGATTTGGGAACTTCTTGCCCTACTGCATTAGGGTTATCTGGCGGAAGGCGATAGGTGAACCCTCTTTTATCAATAAAACGAGACAGCGCATCAAGAGTGGAAGAAACCATTTTTTCAAATATCAAAACGTCTGCGGAGGATTTGGATTTGTTTGCACGCTCTGCTTGTTGGATTGTCCTTTCCTTCCACAATTCATAAACCGCCCCTGCCCCTTTTCGCTCGGCGCGAACCATTTCCAGCTCCATCTGCCTAGTCTTTTCCTGCAGTGCTGCTTGATTCTGCTTCTCCGCAAGGTCGGCAGCAGTTTCTGATGTTTGGCCGTAAATTAGACTAGCGCACGCTAAACTTAGAATTATTAACCTAACCACTGCAAAATCCTGCTCCTACCCGGCAGGCTTAATCAACTACTTTTTCTTTTTTGTTTTTTGCTTTGCACCGATCCCGATCGCCTTCACCACCATGTTCATCTCTTTTGGGGTAAGGTTAAAATCTGGCTCGTCACGCATTGTGAAAGTTTCTGTGGATGGTATCAATGCCTTTACCGGCTCAATGGCTTCCTCAAGTTGCGGCTGAACGGTCGTGTCCTCTGGCAACGGTGCAGCCGGTGGCGTGGCCGAAATGGGTGCAGCGGGAGCCACGGGTGCGCCTGTCATTTGGATCTCAGCCAAACTGATTCCAGCCTCCTCGCACTTCGTTCTGATGTAGACCTGTTCCGCAATCTTCTGATTTACAATTTCTTCCCACGCGGAGCCGCGCTCGGCACTGATATCGGCGAGCGTTTTTATGCCCATCTTCAGGTCCTCTCGGTCAGCGGCGCTGTCTCTACCGGCGTCTATGGTGGTTCGAGCTGGAGTGTGATACACCGCTTCCCACCACATAGCCATTCCCTTGGGGGGAGTCAGATCGCCACGTTTGATCGCCTTTGCCAGTGCCCACTTGCGAACCCGCTTCAGCATTTGCTCGATCACAGCGTCTGAAATCTCATCGAATCGGCGTTGAGCCTGAGCAAGCACGAACCGCTGGCTGGGGCCGGTCAGCTCGTTAGGCGACCAAATGTAGGCGTAAGGAACGCCGAGGCCGGACGCCACTGCTCGGATGTACTGATCCATGTGCTGCTGCAAGTTTTGGCTGGGCCGATCGTTTTTGATCTCACGCAGTGTCTTGCCCATCGGTACGTTGACCAAGGCGCCACCGCCGAAAAGGTTGTCGGTGGTTAGGTTTGTTGAATCGGTTTCTGTCGGGTTAAAGAAACCAGGGCCAGAGTTCGTCGTCGATTCGATGGCCATCCCGATCTGCCCTGCCCGCTTGCAAGCCAGCATTTCGTAATCCAGAATCTCGTCGCGATCCAGTAGCAGATTGATGCATGATGCCAGCTTGGATAGCGAACGCACTTCGTCTGCCCTGTCCCGTTCTGCCAGGAGAATCACGTCCGTGGCTTGTACCTCTGTGAACGTGTCGCCGTTTATGCCGGTGCGGATGTAGTAGCTCAATGGGCGGCCAAACTTGTTCATGCGAACGCCGTCGAAAATCTTGGCGTCGTCCTTTACGTAAGATGGAGTTTCACAGCGGTGCCCCTCCACCATTTGCAACATCGGCCAGCCGTCCCCGTTATCGGTTAGAAGTATGAAGATTTCATTATCGCGAAGCATTGTGCGGGTGGCCACTTGCTGCATGGCTTGGTAAGTCAGGATCCCGCGCACATCGCAAGAGCCTTCCCACATCGCCAGCCACTCTTCGGTCGCCTTGTTCCAGCCCTCGTCCTTTGTGCGTGCTTGGCATTTGATGCCGGCGCCGATCGCGTTCCGCGTCATCGTATCAATCGCCCCGCGAACGATGGCCGAGTTGTAGCAAAGCCAACGGGAAAGAGCTGCAATCGATTGCCGGGATGCGGAGCTGACGTCCAGCTTGGTGTCTGCCAGTTGGGCATCCACCCAGCGGCGTTTGCGTGGATCGTGCCGAGCGGCCTGAACCATACGCGACCAGCTCGAAATCACTTTGCCGACGATGTCCATTTTAGTAAGTGGTTTCCTTAAACCGTGGGTAGGTGACGAGACTCTGATCGCCCGTGAAGATTGCGGCCACCTCGGCATCGTTTTTTCCTTGGATCAGGCGCCAGCCGTCTAGAGCTGCTTTCGCAACTTCCACCGGGGTGATGCCTGACGTGAGCTGGTAAGAGAACGATTTGCCGGCGACCGATGCGGAAATCATTGTCCGGCCTCCGTTTTGGA